GCCCAACTTTGCCCCCGTACATAAATGCTTGAGTCGTATCCGGAATGGGACTTGCTCCAGTAACAATGGGTAAATAATACTTCTTGTAAAATGGAACCAGTGAAAACCCTGGGGACGAAGCGTTTGCCACATCTTGAGTGTGCCAATCAGGAATCATCATAAGTTGCTTAACGCTCCTAAACTTCTCACCAACAACGTGCCCTGACATGTCTTTGTCAAAGGCCACTCCACCAGATTGAAGATAAACTCCCGTAGTGGTCTGATTACTGGCGGGATTTGTGCCCTCAATCATACTGGGCTTAACACAAGCGAACTGAAAGCCAGGTAAAGCCTCTACAAACACAAGCATGTCCACAGTAGAAGGTGCGTTTGGAGGGATAATCAAATCAGACACAATTTCTACTGATAGCGTTCCAATGCTATCAAAGAAATTAGCGTATGGGTAAATATGTGTAAAAGGTACTTCAAAATCAATCATGTTGCCATCCTTCAAATCAAAAGCTTTACTATATGTATCCAAATTCACTGATCCAGGAATGGTGACATTGTTTGAACCAATGGTGTTAGCATATTGCCTCACTCCGGGCAAATATGTAATCAAAATCCTCCCTCCATGCAGCTTGGTCTTTGAAAAATGGAATGTGAACTTAAATCCACCCCTCCAATATCTGAAGTTGCTACCAACATACATTAAAGTACTAGGTAAAAAGCAACTTGTGGTCAAAGTGGAAAAGGCCGGCAATGAAATGTTACCACTACCGCCTTCTCTGTACCACATAGCAGAAGGAGATACAGCCATACCATAAAAGTATGATCCTGTTGTAAGTGAATTAGTCAATTCCCTCCGACAAATAAGCTGCTTCTTGGTCAATATGTAATCAAATGCCATTTGGTCCTCGTCAGTACAACCAACTGCACCATCCACTGTAATGGAATTAGTTTGAAAAGGACCTACCACCACCGCTGGAGTGGGCACATCAATCTGAGAATCATACCTATAAGTTTCACTCACTACCCTTTGGTGATGCGAGGTGTCTACAGGCTTAGAGAAACCAAATGATGCTGCTACGTTGGCAGCGTTCTTTAAAAACCATGCTGGCGTCCCCATTGCTGCCTTCAATCCTGGTATGCGTCCTACTTGGGAGACCAAGCCAGAACCTGCATCCAATATCCCCGAGACAACACCTGCTCGCTTAGCCTCACCTCCACTCTGCAAATTAATAGCAGAGGTTATTGATGTCTTTGCACCAATTACCTCTACATCCTCAAGCCAAGTATAAATCTGAAAGGTGGGTGCAATGCCAGAAGTGGGGTTCCTAGCACCAGCCAACATGGTGCCCATAAAAACACCATAAGGTTGTACTAAATTAACATTGCCAATATCATCATACGGGATGTACTCATAAGGCCCTACAAATGGAACCTTCAGCTCAGCACTAGTGTTCTCGGATATATCCAACAACACATGCGGTAAATTAACTGCTAATGCAGGGAAATACCCTCGCCTTCCATTTATTGCTTGATTAGTCTCACCATACTGGAAAGACAAACATGCAATACCTTGGTGGAAAGGCGTAGCAGAAACAACCATCTTAAAACACAAAGTGGCCCTAATACCCATGCAACCTGCTAAACGGGAAAAAGTGTTTGCCGCTACCATATCTCTAAATCCCGAAAAATTAGAAAATGATATCAATGAAAATTGAGTATTGGTTGCGGGTAGAGCTCCGGATGATCGAAAACATGGTCTACTCAGGTATTCCCGCAAATCTCCAACGTTCGCTGACGAGCTCACACCATATGCTAACTCATTGGCCGTTATCTCAGCACACATAGTTGCTTCATCATTAAAAGAAGTTATATTAGCGATGGTCTCTGTATTCCTAGACACCGTAATACCTTCTATTGTGTCGCAGTTATCTATTGGGGTTGCTGCTCCCCCTATTAAATCTTGTTTCATAGCAAGCAAAATACAAAATGGGGTCTGCTCAAACACCCATCACGGACAAAACTCCTCTCACTTCGCTGAGTAGTCGCACAACCAATATGGTGTGGATGGCACCGGTTTTGTCAATTATGTGTACCACCCAACTTTAAAACCAGACATCCATCCTGGTTTTGATATAAGCACGCCAGGCGGCTCTATCATAATGTTGCAAATGCAACCCTCTATCTAGGCACCACTTAATGGCCTTCTCGGCATATGTGTCCCACATATCCTGGCCATGCAGAGACATCTCTCCTAGCATGTGTTCTACACGCCGTTGCATATCACCAGCAGGATCACGGGCGTTCTTGTACCAATAAGGCTCAAACAGGAAACTGTTAGGGTCCAATGGAGCAACCCAACCCAAGTTCGGGGAAACATAATCGCTATCCTCATCCACTACAAACGAGCGTTTGAGAAAAGTGATATCGTCAATACCAGTATATGGCACCAACTCTCGGTCCTTGTGACCAGAAGTATAGGTAAGACCTAAATCGGCCATAGATTCAGCGACTGTGACCTGATTGAACAGCTCACAAATCTCATCATCCACAGATGCTATGTTATCGTCACCAAAGGTGCAAACATATGCATGATCCCACATGTCGTATGTATGCACCCTCGCAACGTAACAATGCGCCAAGGATATTAAGGAATACATGGAGTTAACGATGGTAGTCAATGGATGTCCGCTGGGCAATGACTTATTCCACTGAACCACGTACTCCAGAGAATTACCCAGACCAGTTAGATGGCGCGAATGCACCAAATCCATCCAAAGTATCTCACGCACTAGCTCGTCCTCCTCATTCCAATCCTGGTCCTTCCTGTACCACTTCTGAATGTAGTCCAGGATGGCCTCATGGAAATAAGGTTGCTCACTTGAATCAAAACGAGAAAAGTCTCCGTCAAACATCTTGGTGCCCGCATTCAGCAGCTTCTCTGCCAACAGGCCCCACTCTGTATAATGGTTAATACCAGGAGCCATCCCATTCTCAATGTAGGTAGCGAATGTGGATGCCATAAACGCACCGAAATACATGCGGCACGCAATGGTGTAATCCACTTCTGTGCCAGCAATAACCCTGGTTGCAACTGACTCAACCTTCTTCAAAGGCCGCAATTCATCCTTTAGGAAATCCACGCACACATGCAACAGGCGCACACCTTTGGTTGCCTGGTAAATCAAATGATCCACATCTTCCCTAAGGATCTTCATTCCGTCTGAATCCCATGTGATATCCCCTTCATGACCCAATGCCCAAGTCTTTCCGGGGTTCTGGGGGGTAGCAAACTGAGCATACTTATAGCCAGCACTAGTCTTCCTATTGAGAGGTTTCAACTTCCAATGCGCTGGAGGCTCTATAGCCTCTTCAAACGTCAACACGTTCCTAGGAAAGTTGTATGTGACCTCCCAGTGCTTCTTCATCGCCATACTCACCACTGGCTTTAAGTCACTTGGATTCTTGTACAGCACGGGAGTTGGTAAGCCTTTAGCCCATTAACCATAGGATACACACGCTCGTCATCTATCATCACAGGCTTCAGAATAGCAGGCGCAGAAGGCGCACTACCAAATAACTGATCCTGTTGCATCTCAGAGGCCATAATCTTGGTCTGTGTGCCTATATTGATAGGCTTGTCTACTCGGCCAATAATCTCAAAACTACCGGCCAATAACCCGCTGCTCTCCAAGAAGGCTTGCTCATCACCTGTTATAGGCTTAATCGTCTGCTCAGATAGGCGGCCATCTTCACCATACCTCTCCTTGCAAACCTGCAATTGGGTCACCATCGCTGCAACGACTTCTTGTGTAACAATGGTACCATAGCCCTCACGAGCTAAAACAGCATCTCTGCCAGCTGAGTGTAATGCCATAATGCAGCGATTGCCAAAATTGGCAATATTGTCCAACATTAAAGGGGCACCACAATGGCCAGGCCGCGTAGCAATGCGATACTTAACCACTCCAGCAAGCCTTTTGCCGCTAGCAACAACACCATCTCGGACATACTCCGTGGTATTACTTGTGTAGATAGTCCTATCGCGTACGGTTTCACTGTTCTGTGTCCCCTTCACGACCTTGGAATCCACCACATAAAGGCGACTCGCCATGTTACTTCCTCTCAATATGCTAGCAATCTCTCGCTCCTGCAAAAAGAGGTGGCAAATGGACTTAACCATCTTCAAGCCAGAGCGCCCCATGGAAACAGCCATTAGGTCAAAACCCGTAGCTGCTACGTGCCGCAACTTCAAAAAGTCGCGCACACTCATGTCCATAGTGACAGAAGATGTGGACTTGCACAATTTAAGGAATGAATCCCTATGGTTGTTCAACAAATCCTCTCTGAAATGAAGCGGCAAAATGAAAACATCTGAGGCAACGCCCAGCATGTGACCCAAATCGCCATAATAGACGCCATCAGCGTGATACAACTCGATCTTGACGATATTGCCGCTGACTTTATCATATGTAGCTTCCTGAGATGCTCCAGCCTGTAGTGTAACGCGATCAAATACCTCAACAGGTGTCGCAAACACAAAATCCTTGCCCTTCTTAGCCACTGCCTTGCCTTCATTGCTCTGAGTCTTAACTTTCGTAAAAGATAAACCCATAGCGGATAAGCCTGTCTTTATAAGGCTCCAAGATGTCATAACAGCATTCACAGCCAAATACATGAAACTGGAAAAAGCAGTTGCAGTCAAAGTCAGAAGACTCAAGTCGCCTAATCTCTGAGAAATGCTCGCTAAAGGAGGCGCAAAGCGGGTAGCAAAAGTCCTAACCCACTCTGCTGCAGTATGCACCATGCTGCGAATAATGTCCCAAAAACTGGAACTACTGCGCTGTTGCAATGTCTCCAACGTACTCACAGCACTAGGACACGTCTGCTTGTAAGGATTAGGCGGATCCTTATCAAAAGCTACCATAGGGTCCCTACCAGACTTCTCAATTGCTCCTAAGTCTGCAATCTTCCGCTGCTGAATTGCCTTTTCTACAAGCATCTCAATCACGTCCAATTTGTCTTGGGACGTGTTGGGGGGGACATCAAAAGTAACTTTTATCCCGTCATCATCATCAAGTTCCGCGACCTTAGACCGCAATAAAGTAGCAACATCAAGTGCACACTCACCACCGGATTGAAATTCAACCGGTTTTGGCACAGATGAGAGCATATCCAACAACGTCTGTATATCGGAGACTTCCTTATCGTTCTTCTCCTTTCTGCGCTTAATAGTAGATGCGGCGTCCATAACCACACCTCTCAGCCCTCTGGCATCTTGTAGAGAAGTAACGTTACCCGAATCGAAACGGTGGGGGTATAAAACCCAAGCGTCCCAAGGGATAGCTCCCATAATATCATCGAAGGTTAACTCCTCATCATCTGCTTGCCTCCGGACTAGCTCTGCAACATTAGCAGACACCATGTTGGTGACACGCTCATAATCAAACCTGCCGTCTACTGCATACTCTGGGGATACTTCCACCCAAAACGCAGATTGAAAGCGTCGCACAACAGCCTCGGGGGCGGTAATATACTCCGCCCAAGCGGCCTTCACGTTCTTCTCGTTCGTGGTGCCGACAATCAAGGGTGTGTTTAAATAAAACTTCCCCTTACTCTCAACATCGGCAAAGTTCAAAGGATAACTCCAATTACCCACAGCTCGAATAACTTGCATGGCCTCAGAATCGCTTACGCCAGCAACGCCTCTAACTTGAAAGGCATCATCCATCACCAAGCACTTTTGGCCGACATAGCCGTTCCAATACTCAGTGGTTCCCTTCTGCCACAAATTAGCCAATGCATCCTTTGCTGAGACCTCGCCAGACAACCACAATGTGATGGTAGCCATATACCGCAACAAACTAGTCTTCCCAACACCTGATCCGCCACCAAACATGGCCATATAAGGCATGGGTCTAACATTGCTTGAAG